CATATGCAAGAGTTTTAGTTCCTTGTAGAGGATCACTAACAATCTTTAGATAGGATCCTTCTGCATCAATAATGCCATTTTTATCAAAATAGTAAAAATTGAGGAAATCTGTTCCGACTTTTTCTGTATAAGTATTAGCACTTTGTCTAGATCCAAATCCAAATTTAACATCAACAAAAGATCCTGGATTGCCTGCTTTAACTGTAGAATTAATTCTTTCTACAGTAACGAGGTTAAAGTTCTTACTTGGACTAATATCAAAGAAAGATCCTGTCAGAGAACTATGTGATGTATCAAATACGTATCTGTAATACTCTTGAATGTCTAGTAGTGGGTTAACATCAAAATTGACATTATCTTCTGAAATTTCAAATTTAAATACAGGATCTTCAGCACTAGAAGTTCTTACCAACCTAGAAGGTGTGCTAGAATCAAAAAATAGAATTGAATTTGTTATCTTATTCGCAGTCTTAATCTCAATTCCATAATTGAATACGATAAGTGCTTCTTGAGTCTTATTATCATAACTGTAAATGTATCCATCACCATTTGCAGATCCAATATGATATAATGGATCAAAATTGTATTGACCATGATATAATGTAAATGCTTGACCAGTAAAATGATCTTTCTGTACAGTTCCTTCTTGTGCTCTTTCAACAATTACTGTACTACCATCAATATCTACAACTTTTACAATTTCAGTTCCAATTTTGAACAGATCTTGTCTTACAATTCCATCAGTAGATACTAGAGGGAATCTGGTGGATCCTTTTGCTACACCAACGTGATCAACATACAATGTCAATCTGCGAGTGCTTTGAGAAGCAATAGATCTACCCAAAGAGTTATCATCAACCCCTAAGTATTCGCCTTTACTATATCCAGTACCACCATCCGATAAAACGCAAGAAGAAACTCTGCCACCAATAACAGTAATATTAGCTTTAGCACCAGTACCAGAACCACCTGTTAGTGGGACATCGATATAGATGTCGTCGGTATAATCAGCACCACTTTCAAGTAAATCAAATCTACCAACACCATCATAATTAAGCGATGTTTGAATTTGTGGAGCTACAAATTTTACTTTTTGATATAATCTTTTTCTTACATAGTAGTTTTTAGTCTTAGTAGAATCATCTGGGTTGATGTCAATATCAACCTTATCACCAAAACCAAGACCATGTGGTTCTGTGGTTTGTACTAGTGCTACATTCTGGTTTACATCAAATGGCTCTAAGTTATCACTCATTGAAGAGAATGTGATAATTTTAGTTCCAGCTGTGTTGAGTAAATTATCAGACTGTAAATAGTATTCTGTGTTAACTACAAACTCTCCACTCAAAACTTTGAGTTTTACAACGTTCTGACTATTTGTTGTTTCTAAAACTTCACCTTCTGCAAAATTTCCACCTATTCCATCTGTGAGGGTAATGATAGCACCCTTAGTATAAGATGAATTTTGATCTAGAAGAATATTGAGAGTTTTGATATCTGCAGAGAAAGTTCCAGTGTTATCAAAAGATCCAATAACATTTCTTAGAATAACGATATTGTCATTAACAACATTACCAATAATTTGACCAGAAGCACCAGATGCTGGTTGTCTAAGGAAATCATCTTGGAATAAGTAAGCACTTTGAATCGTGACAAGTTTTACTACCTTGTCTTCTTTAGACTCAATATAATCAACAGATTTTCCTTTAACCGATCCTACAACTGCTTCAATATCTTCACCATCAGTTCCTCTGCTATCAAATAAGAATTCACAACCAACCGAGAAGTTATTATGAGATTCTGTGGTATTAATTGATTCTACTGTACCTGATTTGACACTATCAATGACACCAACGAAACCAGCACCATTGACAGGCATATCTGGTTGTGCTAATCTTCTTACATTAGTAGGGAGCTCATTTTGACTAATTGGAGCATTGTAATTAGAGTCTACTGGTAGAGAATAGAAGTTTTCACCAATAAAATATGGGAACTTTGGTTTTTGCTCCTGATCAATAGTTAAGAAATAAGCATAGGTTCCTTCTGGGTATTCTGGAGTAACACAGTAACGACCATTGTTTTGATCTAGAGTTCCAGATCTGTGGATATATTCATAGTCGTCAATAAAAGTTCCTAGAGGATATGTGTCTACAGAAGGACCAGCAAGTCTTCTATTCTTGTTTCTGTAACTAGATGTCATTCTGATAATATCAGAAGTAAGGTCTAGTGGGTTTTCACATGCAAATGGACCATAAATTGGATTGCCATCATATGCAAAACCAAGAATTGGAGAATGGGTTTTTTCCGATGGTTCTGTGCCAATAGCTAATAAGTTGTCATCTAGGAGAAGTCTTAGCTGTTGTGGATTGGCAAGATATCCATAACCATAATCTAGACTCTTATTAATATTCTGGAAAAGATATCCGTTATTAGAGTCAACTAGATTTTCATACTTTTTAAATCTATTCTTGACCCATGTTTTTAATTTTGGTTCTGCTGTAGCATCAACACCAACTGGAATGATATCTACTTGGATATTTTCTTGAGTGTAGAAGTTTCCAGCGTCAATTTGCTCAAAACTGTCAAGTCTGCCATCTGGAGTGATAACACTGGTATAAGAAGCAAATCTACCTCTTCCTGCTCTATCAGTAATTCTGACAATAGGTGGAGTAGAATAGTATTCACCAGCATCTTCAATTTGGAGACTGGTTACTCTGCCACCAGTAACAATACCTTTTACAGATGCTCTACGACCAGATGTAATCGTAATTACAGGATCTTTGGGGAAAGTATCTGTCGTGTTTACTCTAATACTTTCAATGACTTCACCAGAAAGAACAGCATATGCTTTATCTGGTACATTGTCTATCAACACATAAGGTGGATTCTCATATCCCCTTCCTTGGTTAACAACTCTAATAGATTCTAATTTACCAAAATTGATTCTATCTTCATCTTTATAACTAAAGACTCGTACACCATTTACTAGAATGCCAACATCTCTAGTCGATGTTTCATAAACTTCAGTAGTTCTAGTAGATTGCTTTCTGATTAATTTTAAAAGATTTTGATCTTTAACTGGTAAAGTTACACCACCATTTAAAATATCATGTGATGGATATCCAGAAGATGTGATATAATAGTATTGATCATCTTCAAAAATAGCGGAGACATCAGTGTTAGCATCATTTAGTGCTGCAGTGACGTTAGCATTTTGAGAAGATTGGACAGAGAGGTATCTGTTAAAGATCCATCTAATGTTATTAGATGCGGTATCGATAATTTTTGGATTGTCAGTTGTAAATCCAGATTCTGATACTTGTACGCTATCACCAGCATATGCATATGGATGAGTAGCACTTGGAATAACATTGTAGACAACACCTAGTGTAATAAAGGTGACATTGCCTTGTTTAATTAATGTTGGTTTGTAAATTGCTGTTCCTTTGCTATGTGCTTGGATAACAGAATCGACACCTCTATTCGTTACATTAAATTGATTGACATTTTTTGAATCATATTCAAAAATCTCTTGATCGATTAAGAATTGACCACGAGCAGGGAATCCAGAAGTAGAAAATGCATTTAATACCAAACCAGATTGACTGGAAGGAACTGCCTTCTCAAGTCTAGTCTTAGTTGAGATTGCAAAACGACCGTTAACAGTCTCTGGAGCAAGAACAATGTTCCATGTTGTCTCGCCATCATACACACCATCAACGAAAGCGTTATCTACAGTTGCAGATGCAAAACCACTTTCGTCATCTTGTGTGATGATTTGACCAATTAGTTCCTTAGGATCACCAGATAGAATTTTTACTTTTAATGCATAAATGTTGATCCAATCAGCATTCGATGCTTTATATGTAAAATCTTTTGGTTTGTAAACTTCTGGTTTAGTTTCTGGTCCAGCAACTAATGAATTAAAGACAAATTTAATTGAAGCGTCTGTACCTTTAGACCTATAGAACTTTTTAATATTCTTAATAAGAGTTCTTTTGTCTACCTCAGGTTTTAAATACTTTTCAGGGAAAGACGCAAGATACTGTTTCTCAAAATTTCTTACAAATGCATATAAGAATAGATTGGTAATATTATAAACTACTGCACCAGATTGATGTGGTGCTGCTTCTGTAGTTTTAAAATCGCTAGATGTATACAAATCACCTAGAGATGTGTTTCCACTCACACCTCTACGGCAACCTACAAGATCATTACCTACTTTTTCTTCATAAAAAACAATTTCGTCATCAATACGAACAAATCCGTTTTTCTCTACAAAACCAGAAGAATTGGATAAGGTAATTGTGGTAGACTGATTATCTACGCTAGTAGCAAGTGTTCCTTGCTGATTGAGGATACTCTTTTCATAAAAATCAATGTCAGCATAATCCTCGATGTTAGTAATAACATCTAGTGCTTGACCCTGCAACTCCTGCTGCTCATAATATCTCTGGACAAACTTTGAAAATAGTTCGTACTCGGATGAAATGAACTGAGGTAGTTGAGACTCAATGAGGGTAGAAATTCTCTTAGTCTTGACTGCCATCTACTTACTCTTTGTATGCTGTGAAACTGGAACTCGCAACATCAACATCAAGATAAACTTCACGAGATGCTTTAATATCATTTGAAAGTGGTTTTACCCTCACGGAGATCCTATTATCAAAGAAGCTACCTTTAATAATTGTCAATGCATAAATTTTTAACTCGCCTTTCTCATAATTAATATCGCCAATATCGCTGTCTAGGACAACTTTATTGCCAGTTGCAGGATCTATCCTATATAGGACGATTTTGCCCGACCTATCTTCGATATAGACATCATAATTAGGATGTTCAGTAACCCTAAAACCAGTAGATGATAAAACAGGATCGTCGCAGTCAGTATCGAACGCATTTTGAAAACATAGTTCATAATAAAAAGTTGAATTTAATTGAGGATAGAAATCCTTCCTCATTGTAACAGTTGTTAAATTTGAGTTAATTGAACGATCGGCATCATCGATAACAGCAGTAGCTTTACTATATCTAAACTTGCCATTAAATTTTTCTGTGCTAGACTGATTAAGATAGTCTTGTACAGAACGAATCACTTTTCTTTCAATGTCGGTTGTAGTTTGATCTGTACTGTTTCTATCATAAAATACAGAACTTTTCAGTTCAACATAAAGAATAGATGGGTCTATAATTTGTGGTTCGATTGATGCAACCACATACTTCTTAAGACCATCAATAATTTCTTTCTTTGTTAAGGATGTTAAGTAAGATGCATCCTTTGGTTTCAGTGAAATGAATACCTTTCCATACTGTGGAGGATCTGCTTCTTCTCCGCCATAGACAATAATGTCACTTACAGCAGGATAAATCTGTCTCACAATAGTTTCATAGTCAGATGCAGTTACTGCTCTGTCTTGTGCTCCATAAGAACGAGGTGCATTGAACTTAATCTTGTTAGTGTTCTCAAGTTCTTCTCCACCTGCAGATGCAATAGATGAGTTAACAGTTACGCTATATGCAGTGGGTGGAGTGCCGTTTTGGTTCTCTAGGACACCAGAGAATACAAATGACCTTACACCATTAGATGCAGGACCGTTTGTTACCATGTAAGAGACTTCTGCTCTTGTTCCGTTCTCTAGTGCTTTTCCTAGTACACCATCACCAAACAGAACTTCATATCTGTTATCTTCAATCTCATCTAGGAAAAATACTTTGGACGACCCATCAATACCAAGAATGTTCTTTGCTAGTAGGTATGGTTCGTTAAATGAACCTCCGCCAGGATAAACCTTAACAAGAACCGTAGTTGTGTCAATATTGTTATTGTCCAGAATAAATTTCTGGGAAGATAGTGATGTATCAATCGTAAACGTATTAGTCAGAAGACTTCCTTCTTTAACCGCTACGTTTGTAAATACTGCTTGCTGATTAGATACTTGCGCTTTTACATCTTCTTGTACAACATAGCGATAAGTATCATTGTCATAAGTAGCAACAAAACCTGTACCTTTCTTAAGATTTAACTCGGTATCAGTTGTTGGGTTG